TAGTTTTGCTTATTTTTGTCCTTAAAATGCAGAATTAGTGGTACTTTATAGTCAGTAACACGTCTTTCACTAAATTTACAATGACCACATTCTTCATCTAAATGTCCCTCAGTTATAAGCCTATATTTTATTTTTTCGGGGGAAAATGATGAAGGATCTATTCTACCTTCAATTATATCTATCAAAGCGGGTTCTTTACCTTTACCTTTTAAAAATTTAGGAATACCCTTCCCACATTGATTTTTATGCAATTCAAATAATGTTTTACCAGTTTCTTCATCCTTGTAAAGTTTCATCCAACGTTTTAAGTGATGGTAAGAACAGTTCAAATACCTTGCAGCGGCTTTAACAGATTTTGTTTTAGCCATTGCTGCTAAAATTTGTTGTTTGGTGAAAGGTTTTGCTTTTGGCACTTTTTAATCAGGTGTTTTATCTAACTTGGAGGATTTTTTGTTCAATTCTTCGATTTGCTCATATTGGTCTTGAGTTAATATTTCTAAATCAACCCATGTATGGTCTCCTGATCCTCGCATTACTGGCATTCCTCTTTTAGGAGATTCTGTAGAGCAGTTAACACAGGTTTTTGTTCCAGGAATTATTTCTAATCGTTTAGGTGGTATTTCATTTCCACATTTTACACAATCCATTGTTTCTGTTTTTATATTTACTTGATACATATTAATCGTTTTTAAATAACTTAAATTTTTTCACGGCATTATATAGTTGGGTAGGAGTTTTAACTATTATTTTTCTTTCGGTTTCTTTTTCAAATAGATAATAATTATCTTTTTTAGGATCATCAACATCATATATCCACCAAAAAATAACTTCAGCTACTAAACTACCCCAGTGTTCAATGAGAATTTCTTCTATTATTTTATAATATCGATCTTCAAACATTAATAAATTAATCCCATATTCTCTATCTAAATTATCACTTCTATTTAAAACATATTTTAGATCTTCAATAAGATTAATAAATAATCTTTTTCTCTTATTTTCTAATGATTTTTTACTTTCCTTAACTTGGATGTTTATACCCCCAAATTCTAGTAATGATTTTCTAATTTTTTCTTTCATTTGTTTCCTCCACTTCAAATAACATTAAAAATTTTTCATAACTTAATTGTTTTTTCTTAGATGCCTTAATTATAGCTTCATTTATAGATTCAGCATTAATTTTACCCACTGCTTCTTTATTTACATCTAAACGAAAATAATATTTATACTTTTTCATAATTAAACGTATTTTAAATTATTATTTGGGTCGTGTTTAATATAACTACCCCATTTATATTTAGCATACTCATGTCCAGATTGTTCAGCTTGTTGTCTTTTTTCTCCATTGGCAGATACTGATGCAAAGTGGTAAAAGTGACAATTATAACTTCTAACCATATCAAATCCTGCCAATTGGCACTTTAAAAAGAAATCCCAATCTGCTACCATTCCTAACTCATAATTTTCATCCCACCCACCTACTTTAAGGTAATCTACTTTTGACATAAAAATTGGAAGGGTTGAACCCTTATTTTCTAACTTTTGTTCACTTAGGTCAATTTCATACTCCCAAAACTTTTTTAAATTAAAATCTTGGGTTGTTCTACCTAAATCTTTAATGTGGAATTGAGGAAACATCGAGGGGTAGGGTTCAATTTGGTTTGGAGTTAAAACCCCACCTGATGCTTCGAATGCCATCATTAGATTTAAATCCCACCCATATGGAAACACATTGTCATCATTTATAATTAATATTTGTTTATGTTTAGCATTATATACTCCCAAATTAGTTCCTCTACATAAACCTACGTTTTGTTCTAAATTAAGAATATCAATTGAGTCCTTATGTTTTTCAAGTACTTCCTTATTTAAATCATAATGACCATCCACTACAACTATGATTTGGTTGTCTTTATTTTGTCCTTTAATTGCAGATTCTAAGCATAAATCTAAATATTCCGGGGATTTATATGTTGGTATTATTACTGATATCATATTGTACTCCAATCTGTTAAAGGTGATAGCCAAGCTACTTCCCCATGAGTTGCATAACCTGGTAAAGGTGTTATTAATAATTCTCCTTGTTGTCTTAATTCTAAAAACATTTGAAAATCATTTGGGTGAGTTCCTAATGTGTGTTTTCTCAATATAGATTCTATTCTTTTTAGTGTAGATACTTTTGAAGCAAATGTCATTGTAGTTGAATTTGTTATTTTCCAATGGCATGAATTTGTTAAATAAACCCTAGTTTCTTCTGCTCCACCCTCACAATAAGGATTACCTCCTTGACTTGGGTCTAAGTATTTATCTGGGTGGTCATATAAGGCTACAAATGAAGCTCCTAATGAAAAACCTTCCTCTAATATTTTTTGAGACTCAGGTTTATGCAAATAATCATTTTCAATAAAATAAACTATATCGTCATCATCATAGGTTAATGCTTCATCTAAAGCTAAATTAAAAGTAGCAGCACCATTACCTTCACTAGCATAAAGAATATGGTCTTTAGATTTATATCTTTCAATCATATCACTAGTCTCCTTAGAAACATTATCTGCTATAACAGACCAATCAGCATCTTTAAATACCTTAGTAGCATTTGCTAAACATGATTCATTGTCAATGTAATCAGGTTTTACTTTATTATAACCTGCATCTGATATTCTATATATTATTCTCATATACGCTCAATTATAGTAAACCCATTATTATTAGTAAATCTTTCTTTTAATTTCCAAGTATTCTTATTTTTATCCAAAAATTCAGTAACAGCATCCCACAATCCCTTACTCCAATCTAATTTTCCTAAAAAACCATTTTCTGATGTTGTTGGTTCGCTTTTATGTTCATAAGATGTTGTATCATGAAAACATATATACTTTCTTGCTTTAGAAGAATGTCTTTCCAATTCAGCTTTTAATTGATTATAATGATGCCATGTATCAATAAACAACAAATCTGTTTCTTCAATATCAATTTCTAATACATTAGCTTCTACAAACTCAAAATTAAGTCCATAAGCTTTAGCTGTATCTTCTACTTCTTTAATATTACCCCCCCATCTAGAAGGATTATATAAATCATATGATATTAATCCATTTTTAGGTGCCGCTGCTAACCAACCCCAAGTTGATAAAACACTTCTTACTCCCATTTCTGTAATATGATCACATTCCTGTCCATATTTTATTATTGTAGGTAAATGTTCATTAATATCAGATGGGGTTCTATAGAGTTTGTTTATTTTTTCTTCTAAATCTATCATAACATTTTATTTATTGATTTTTTCATTTTACTTTCATGGTTTCCTAATTTACTTCTTCCTTGTTCCCCATTAATGTAAATATTGGGTAAATGATGGATTAAATTACTCTCAAAATCCGAAATACATATTACCTTTTTCATCCCACAAAATTGATACACATCAGTGTTAACTTTACATTTTACACTATAATGAGATTTTCCAAAAAATTGTGTAAAATCATATTTAGATCCTATTTTATGTAATTGCTCTTTAGTTATGATAAAAGTTGCTTGATGGAGATTTGTAAAATGTGCAAATTTCTTATTCCCATACTCTTCTACACTATTATAATCCCAATCATAATGCGCATGATATGCAGGATAATATTTCCCTGTTTCATTTTCTTCATACTGGATTAACCCTGCTATCCTATTTTCTGGGAGTATTGAGGTGTAATGTAAATAATTATCAATATGGTGTTCTTTAAATAAATGGTCATTTTCCCCAAATAAAAATATGTCAAAATCATCTTTATGATCCCATATAACTTGTTTACAAGTTAAGGGAAGTAATTGGTAATTTTTTAATTCTATAACATTAACTTGGTCTATACCTTCTATATCTAAAGAAACATTAGAATTAACTATAATAGAAACATCATATTTTTCAAATGATTTTAATTCTTTAATGATCTTTTCTAAGTATTGGAGTTGATTTTCCCCATAATTTACCAATACTGTTAATATTTTTTTCATGTATGTAATGTAATGAAATTTTCTTGCTCTAACAAACTAAAATATTCTTTTTCTATAGAAAAATCATGCCAAGTCCCAATAGCTTTTACTTCTTCCCAATAATGTTTTTTATTTGTAGTAGATATTTGGTCAAAACCAAATACATTTAATTTTTTTGTTGTTTGTAATGCCAGTATTACACCTAAAAACCCTACAGAAGGATCTTTTTTGTTATGTAGTAATTCCTTACAATAATCCCATAAATCATCTGATATTATTGTAACTTCATTATTAGGGGATCTTTGTTTAATTTTATTTAAATTAATAGGTCTATTAATGATGATGTGTTGGTTTTTTTGTTTAGGTATAAACATAGGATCATTTTTTGGAAATCTATCATTTCCTGTTGTACCTAAAAAAGTATGAACATTAACTATTCTATGAGTTGTTTTAGACCCAACAAATTCTTCATATCCTTCTACCCTAGCTTGGTTAAATCTAATAACATAATCATGTTCATCTATCAAAGAAGCATAATTTCTTTCTAATAAATGTCCACTGCTTCCTACTACTGCAACCGGTTTAGAATTAAAATCTATCATTGTTGTAACATAAATTCTGCTAAATCAAATTCAAACTGGGTATCAATATCAATAGATCTATTTCGGGGCATAAAATGACCTTTAGTTTGACCTATATAATAGTTTTTATTAATTTTTAATTTTGAAGTCCATGCCCCATATATTGCTCCATTTGGCCTGTATATGGTGGGGTGGTCTTGGCTTCTACTATTTCCTTTTTGCCAGGGTTGAGTTTGGTCATAATCTTCTATAATATTATTGTTTTTTATAACTAAACCTAAAGTTGGGGGAAATTCCATTTCAGTATAAGAAATTACAGCATCATCTTCTTTACTTAATAAATTAGAAGCGCTAATAAAATCTTGGGGTGTTTTCATTGGAGAAGTGGGTAATGTTAACCAAGTTTGTTCATATTTCTCATTTAAAAAATATAATACAGTATCAATAACTTTAGAAGTGTCTGTTGTAAGTGAATCTGGTCTTTTAATTACTTCTAAAATAGTAGTTGAATAATTATCAGATACTGTTTTTAATATTTCATCATCATCTGAGGTAAAAATTATTTTATCAAACATATTAGATTTTATAGTAGCATCAATAGTATAAAATACTAAAGGTTTACCATTAAGTAATTTAATATTTTTTCTAGGTAATCTTTTACTTCCTCCTCGGGCTGGTATAATACATAGTTTTTTCATATTTCAATCATTTATTAATACCAAGCATGTGGTATTTTTTGAGTATATTCAATGGGTTTTTGTAAAATAATAAGAGCATTTTTAATATCCCCATTTTTTACTTGTTTAAATTCCTTTATATTGAATCCTACATGATGAAAAGCAGTAAGATATTCGCATTCTCTAAAAAAATGGTCATCTCTTTCTGATTCTTGGATATCAATTAATCCCTGAACTTTCTTAACTGTTTTTTCTTTTTTTATATAATGGGAATTTGGGGTATAACTATCCATATAGGGTTCATGAGCTATAAAGTACCCTCCAGGTTCTAAAGATGAAAATATTGATTTAATAGTTTTAATTAAATTTTGAGAGTGGTGGATAGTACCCAAAGATATTACCCATTTAAAATAATTTTTTAACCTAATATCATTAAAACTTCCTAAAATTAATTCATATTTATTTTCTGGAATATCATTATTTATAAAATTTTCATTAATTAATAAATTAATTGCTGATGGGTTACACTCCATTGCATGTATTTTACAATCTCTATTTTTAGAAAAATATATAGAAGAATAACCATTCCCACACCCAATATCTAAAACATTTCCTTCAATATTATTACCTATAATTTCTTCAGCAAGTTCCATGTATTGAATTCTATCATTACGTGAAGCAAAGTCTTTTTTTTCATATTTTATTTTATGTAAATCGGTATGGAGTTTGATTTCTCCTTTTTTAGTATAAGGATCATCTTCAGGAAACCAATTAATAATTTTTTTCATTTTTGTTTTATTTTGTTTTATATGCAATGAGCTCTTATTACTAATCTTTCTTTACCAACCTCACATTCTCCCCCCTTATGGAATGTATCTGTATCAAATACAATTAAGGCCCCAGCTTTGGCTTCTATTGGAGTTGGGGGGTATTTTTCAATTAAAGAGGGGTAATCTAAATTTATTCTGTTCTTAACTTCCCCATAATTTGAATTATTAGTCCATGCTTTTTTCCTTAATTCTTCCCCCTTACTTCTAGAACCTACGCTACAATTAAAAGCTCCACTAGTTTTGTCTATGTCAGTAAGATAAATTAAAAATTTTAAACAATTGTTTCTGTCAAAATGTAGCCAACCATTTCTAGCTAAACCTTTGTCATTTTTATAATCATAGGTAGCAAATATTGAACTTCCATATCCTATTTCACAATTTCTATAACTTTTATCTAGGGATTTCATCCATTCTGAATTAAAAACCTTATTTACAAAGGAGTTTTTATCAAATGAATTTAAAGAGGGGCCTCTATAATTTCTCCCAAATTCATAATTCCCCCCCTGAGTTTGGCATAGGTTAAGAGTTTCATTGTAAAGTCCTTCTAGCAATTCTCCTTGCAAATATTGGTTTACTAAAAATACCCCTTCTAATTTTAATAAACTTACCATATTTTCAATAGTAGCCCCTTCTTGTAAAGTTTTAACCATATTAATATTATTTTTTTAATAATTCTACCATTTTAGTTAAAGGTAATACAGAATCAGCATCTGAATATGATAATGAAGGAACAGGATGAGCCTCAACAAATACCCCATCATAATTAAAAATATCAGCTGCTTTATAATATCTTTCTGCTAGTGTAGGATTTCCACCCATTCTTCCATTAGGTTTAGGTAATTGGGCTGAGTGTGTAGTATCAAATATCACTTTATCAAAATGTTCTTTCATAAAATCCACACTTGAAAAATCAACAATGAATTGAGAGTAACCAAATGCGGAGCCTCTTTCTGTACACCATACATTACAGTTAGGATTTGTGTTTTTTAATTTATCAATTCCTTTAACCATATTTTGTGGATTCATCCATTGTCCTTTTTTAATATTAACCCAATTAGAACATCTTGCAGATTCAACTAATAAATCAGTCTGTCTGCAAAGAAAAGCAGGAATTTGAATTAAGTCTATAACATCAGATACTTTTTCTACCTCATGAGTTTCATGTACATCTGTTGTTACTTTTAATCCAGGAAAATCTTTTTTTAATTGCTTAAATATTTCCATTCCCTCTTCTAATCCTGGTCCCCGTTTACCTGTAATTGAACTTCGGTTAGCTTTATCATATGATCCTTTAAAATAAAAATCCTTATCTTTTACATAAGGGTAAATAGTTGATAGAACTTTATAAGATAATTCATAATTTTCTAAACTGCAAGGCCCAATAATATATGTTTTCATTGAATAATTTTTTTTAAAATATTTGATATTTTAATTTTATCTTCTTTATTTAATTTAATAAAAGGACTTCGATTTTCCAAAACAAAATTCATTTCTTTTAAAGATTCCCTCATAGCCGCATGCCACCCTATTTCCATAAAAATTTTAAATAAAGGTTTTTCTATTGTTTGAATTATTTCTAAACACCTACCATAATTACCATCTACATAATCATCATAAAAATTTTCGGAATAAATAGGGTTAAAATTACCTACACCCGTTAAAAAAGAAGTAGCTCCAAATGGAAATAAAGCCCAAAATCTTCTCATACTTCCTCCAGCTACAATTATATCCAAATCTAGATTGGAAATGGATTTCATTGACAAATCTAAACTAGAATATTCTTCTTTAATTCCTGAGAATTTTTTAATTTGAGATAATTTATTTAGTAAGGAATTTGAGTATTCATATTCTCCTCCATTTCCCTTTTTTAAAGGGTTACCATGTAAATAAACAGGATATTGAGATACACTGCATACTTGTTTAAAAAAATCTACAATTTGACCATCATTATAGTATCTTTCAGGAAAGAGAATTAATATTTTAGTGTTAGGGGAATTTAAACTATTTAATTTGTGTATTTCTTCAATTAAATGTTTTAGACTTAAAGGAGGTAAACCTAATATTTTTTCCTGAGAGAAATTATTTATTAGACATTTATTTAAAAAATATATTTCATCTAAAGAAAGTAAATTAAATTGTGATGTGCCTGCCGTTGTTAATACTCTAGTTGCCCCTTTGTTTTCAAGATATTTTAAATAATTAGAAGTACTATTAACATCAATTCTATCATCTTTAAATGAAGGGGGGATTGCATATACCGGACGTGTCATATTTCTTCTATTCTTTTGGTTTTATCACAAATAAGTAAATCATAAGCAGGTTTTTTACCAACACTTAATCTATGATATTTACAACCCCAATCTTCTAATTGTACCTCGGTTTCAAGCTTCCAGTCTATTCCTGTAGCTGATCCTCTTGCAGTCCAATATGTTATTTCATTACCTTCATCATATAATTTATTAATCTTGGCTATGTTTTTTTTATTAGGAATAGCGAGTAAATAATTTCTTTCTCCTTCATAAAAACATATAGTTTCATCTATATCAACATAAATGTTCATAACGTATCGTAATATTCGTTTTGTTTCTTTTGTCTTTCTATTGTTTTAGGATGATATAAACAATATTCTTCATCATGGGGTAATTGAGAAATTGTTGTATGGGCTTCTAATACTTCATGAACTTTATTTTTCCATTTTATTTTACCATTATTTTTATAAATCCTAAATTGAGGGTCAGGAAAATTAACCCATCCTTTTTCATTAACCTTCCACCCCCATTTATCAATATGTTCTTGAGTTAATCCTTCTACAGTATTAATTCTTGGAACTAAAAAAACATCTACATGAGAATTTACCTCTAATATACTGGATAAATTTTCTAACATTGTAGGAGTAATCATTTCATCAGCATCAATCTGAAAGATATAATCTCCAGTACATACTTTAGCTAAGTTGTTTTTAAAGTTGGCAAAGTGACTGTTTAAATCGAATATAGTATATACAATTTTTCCTAACTTTTCTAATTCTTCACAATATGCTTTTACTTTATTATCAGGTAATCCTTTAACACTACCACGAGAATCTTGTTGTATTACTATTTCATCTTCATTTCTTTTATTATCAATAAGAAAATTGACTAGTCTTTGAATTTCCTGAAATTCATTACAGACTGTAATTGCGTAACTTATCTTCATCTTAACAATATGAAACGTAAATCATTTCTTTACCATTTTTCCAACCATCAGTAAATTTGGCTATTTTATACTTTGACCTAATTAGAGCCAATTTATCATTTACATCCTTATCATTTTTCAGATTTTTGAATGAAAATGTATTTACTATACATTTTGATTTTTTAGGTTTAAAAATATCTTTACCTTGTAGGTCTTTACCTAGTAATTTTCTTTCCCTTTCAACAAAAGGTGCATCTTCTACGTGTACTGTTAGTCTCATCATAACTTTTTAATTTTGGGTGAATATACAAACAATGTTTGTGGGAGCCAAATTATTCTGGGAGGACTCCTATATAACTTAAAGCATCCATGAAATCTCTTTCACTAAACATTTTCATAGTAGTCATATCCATCCTATGCTCATAATACTCACCTTCCTTATTAGGTATAGGGTATCTTTCCTTTTCTTCTTCTTTCACTTCAGTGGCTTTTACGGCTGCCCATTTCCAATTTTCTGGTTTAGAACCATTAGCAAATACCATCCCTTGTTTAGGTAAATTTATAGTTGAAGGTAACCATGATTTTCCTTCTTCATCTTCAAAAATTAAATCTTTATAGAGTTCTGGGAGTGTTTCTATTTGTTCATTGAGGAATTCTTCATTTGATTTCATTAATGAATTACTTTGGAATCCACAACCATAACACATATGATTGGTAATTTTATCATTTATTTCTTGTGAGTAACAAGCATCAGATCCACATCTTGGACATTCTGTTAATTTATCTGCGTTCATGCTTCTATCTTTTTTAATTTAGGTAATTTTAATTTAGGTAATTCGGGTTTTTTATCTTCACCTATTTTCTTTAATTTTGGTAATTGTAAGGGAACTTGTTTAGGGGCTGCTTTAACATTTTTATCTAATATTTCACCTAATAATTCTTTCATCTTATTATATGTAAAATTTTCTTTACAATAATGGGCTTGACGTTTAGCATTTGGGATAAAACCTTTATATTTTTTATAAGTGTCTTTTAATACTCTTCCTAATTGCATTGTATCAACATCAAACCATTTTGCTCCTTCTATAAACCAATTATTTCTAGCACTTGGATGTACATCATTTAAAGTTCCAGGTAATAAAATACTCATATCCTGTTTAAGGAAATCAATATGACCAGACCAACCTGTTGTTATGATTGGTTTTTTAGTTTGAGTGAATTCAAGTAATGGTCTTCCAAAACCTTCCCCTTTAGTTAAACTAACCATAGCTTTTACTTTTGGATGATTATATAATTCATTAATTTCAGTATCAGTAAAATCACCATGAAGTAAATAAACATTAGGACATTTACCCTTTACAGTTTTCTTTATATCTTGGATTTTTTTCAATGTTAAATCCCTATCCATATAAGAAGACCCTGCATGAGCTGTTTTTAATATTAAAGCAGGTTGTTTTGGTTTGTTTTTAAAAGTTTCACAAAATGATTTAATTAATAAACCTATATTTTTTCTATCGTGTCCAAAATCACCTTGTATCCAATGACCAACAAATAAATAACAAAATTCTTCTCTTACTTTTAATTGTAAGCCAATAGGAACATTTTTCTTGTAAATATCTTGATTAAAACCCTCAAATAATATTTCTGTGGGTGTAGTCAATTCTACATTTCCTACTACTTGATTTGTTTGTTTATCATGTTTTTGGAATTTACTATGTTTTAAAACATCTAAAGTATGTTTAGAAGAACCTAAAACTAAATTCATTCTATTACAACCTTCAATCCAATCAGAGGGAGCAATTGTTGATTCAATTCCTGCTGTAACTCCTATATTATAATGTCCTTGTGGTTGGAATTCATTAGGAATTGTTATTTGCATCCAAACATCAGGTTTGGGGTATTGTTTATTTGGTTCTGGTTGAAATAAATGCTTATTCAAAAATTCCCATTCAGGATGATCCTCAATGAAACCCCAAGGAGTATTACCCCACCTTTGAGCCAAAATTTTAACATCATATTTATCTAACTCTATAACTGCTTTGGCTACATCCCTTGCACGACTTCCGTATCCTGAATAAGTATCTATTGGGCAGCTTATTATAAATTGTGGTTTATTCATGTTTTAATATATTAATGCGTGTTTTTGTGTTTTTTTAGTATCAATGTTAGTATCTATGAGTTCATATTTTTCTCTTGGTTCCCAAGTATCAAATAATTCATCTATAGCTTCAATTATTCTATTACTCATTTTTACAGCAGTAAATCCCGCTTCATCACTTAAGGCCCATTCTCTACCTTTTTTACCCCTTCTATCTCTTTCTTCGGGTGATAAATCATATACTTCTCTAATTCTAAATGCTGCATCTTCTGCTGTACACCTATCATCCCAAATATAAGGAGTTATAGGTGAACCTTGTAAAGAACGACTAGTTGGAAAAACTGGGAATGCCCAATCTCCGTGTGTTTTGTAAGTTCCTAAATGATTAGAAGGGAAATCTTCATCAAAATCAATCCATTCTCCCTTTTTAACACCGGGACCTTCATCATAGTCATATTCAAATCTCATTTGGTCTTGCATTCCACCTGTTACATTTGCTATAATTGGTGTTCCTGTTAGCATTGCTTCAGTTAATGTTAATCCCCAACCTTCATTTGAGGTTAACAATATTTGAACATCAGATAAGTTATAAAGTAAATTTAATTCCTTTGTACTGATTTTATTAGTTGAAAAATAAATAGCATTTGGGTATTTTTCCCCAAATAATAATTCTCTAACAGCTTCCAAATCAGTTCCATGTTCACTTACTACTTCAGTATGTAATAAGAAAGCACATTTATCTGCTTTTTCTTTAGGTAAAGAATCTAAAAACATTCTAAAGGCCATCATAGTATCAGAGATTTGTTTCCTTCTAATATTTCTAGAATTAAAAAACATTAAAAAATCAACTTCCCTATCCCCAAAAATATTTTTCCTTAATCCATTCATTTCCTCAGAATTCCTATCTATTGGGAAATACATCTTAGAATTTAATCCATGAGGTACGTATTTGATTATTTTATTTTCTGCTTTATCCCCTAATACAATTTTGTTTATGTTTACAGTTTGTTTAGAGATACCTAACAAAGCATCACACGATTCATAATAAGCTTTATTGTATAAAGGAGCTGGGTAGTCATCCCAAATATTAAGATAAATTATTGGCATTTTTCTTCTTATTTCATTTTCTATTTGAAATAACCAAGTAAAATACCTAGGATCGGTTATTATAAAAAGAGCATCAGGTTTTTCTAATTTGATTATTTGTCTAATCAAATCTGGATTCCCATACCCATCTACTGGATATAGAAGTACACTTGCATCATCTAACCCTGATTGTTTATTAGTGTCAGGTGATAAATCAAATTTTTTCCCTTTATCTGGGTGTTTTATAGCTCCTGCCAATTGGACCCAATTAAAATGTTGGGCCGTATGTAGAACCATTTCTTTTGCAACTGTAGCTACCCCTGAGTGTACTCTTATGTCATCACATATTAGGAGTATTTTCTTCCTTTTATTAGGTGGAAGATACTTAAAATCTTTATTCATAGACTATTTTAATTTTAAATCGTGATTAGTAATTGTTCTTCTAAATTCTTCATCTTTCATGTAAAGATCAACTGCTCTTTCTGATAGTTTTTGGAATGAAAATTTTCTTTTAATGCATTCAATTCTAAAACTATCCCATAGCTCGTTATCAATCTTAACACTTGTTAATTTTTTATCTGCCATTTTATTTGTTTTTGTTAATATTATATAAATATATTAGTATTACGAAATATGTCCAAATGAACATAATTCCTTTTTTTCTTTATAAGGGCAAAAAGTACAATTCCATTTACTAGGATTTGGTAACATTTCTTTTTCACTATAAGTATTACCTTCAAAACACTCTTCAATAAATTTATTTAAAGCTCTTGAAGCTCTTCCCATCTTAATTTTACCTGATGGAGGTTTAAATTCTTGAACTGGTTTTTGGGGATAATCCCCATCTGTGTATACTTTTCTTCTTACTATGAAAAACTCAATATCAATATCTTTTTCAGGGATTCCAAATTGTTGTGAAAAAAACATTTTATACAAAATAAGTTGAAACTGTTTTTCTTCATCTGTTTTAGTGTATGCATTCCATCCTTTAGTTGATGTTTTAATATCAATAATTTTAAAGGTATTTGAGGGTTCATGATAAAAAACAACATCTAAATAACCCATATATAAAACATCTTTAAATCTTGGATTTGGAGCCACTAATATAGGGGTTTCAATTCCTATTAAATGCCATCCTCTTTTACTAAAATACTTACCTCTATTCTTTTTAATAAACTTAAGAATCTCTCTTCCATCATTGTAAAATTCTTGCAATTCACCTGGTTCTGAAAAATGTTGATTATTATTTTTCTTATAACCTTCCATATAATGCTCTCTTAATTTATCCTTTAATAAAGCATCTATATCTTCTCTATCTGCGGCCGCTCCACTCTTTTCATACATTACTTCTAAATAATGTTGTAAAGTCTCATGAAATGCACTTCCAAACACAGTATGAATACTTTGAGTGTAAATCTTATGGCCATCTCTATATTGGAGTGACCATTGTTTTGGGCATTTCTTCCACATTGAATATTGTGAATAAGAAATATTTTTTTGGTAAGCATAATTAACCTCTTGAGGTTTATATTGCTTAATTTCCCTTACTATCGCAGGAATTTTTTTAGCCATAATTTACCTTTTCCACTGATCCTTCTCAACTAATTGAGCTATGATACCATAATTAACTATATCTTGGTAGGTATCAATCAATGGTTCGTTTCTAGTACTTTGTTTACTAATAATTAAATTTTTCCACCTATTTACTTTATCTGATAATCTATACCAGAGTCCAGTTAAGGCGAATTCTTTTTCATCTTTATTAGCTAATTGAGTACCAGCTGAAATGTTTGTCATTCCATAATCTAAATGTTTATCACAAAATAGTTTTAATTGTTCTTTTACTATTGTGGTATAACCATTATATATTTCAGGGTATTGTTCTTTTACTATTTGTACTGAATCTTTATTTTTTTCCATAATATTTTTCGTGTAATTTATCTCCTTTTTCAAGGCAGGGCTTACAAGAGTATCCTCTACCTACTGTATTTAATAATTGGTCATAAAATGACAATTTGTCTAATTCTTTAGATGGTTTATCCCAATCAATATTTTCCCACCAACCATCTCTACCTAATTTATCTATTTTTTCTTCCATTTCTTCTATAGGAAGAGTCATAGCTAAATACATCCAAGGTAAATCTGTTTCTTTTGAGCAATATTGACATTTATTCATTTTAATAATTTTTTTATTTCTTTATCTTCAATTCCCATTTCTTTTAACACATCAGTCATGTCTTCTTGGGTCATTAATTTAATATACGTAGAAGCATCTGAGGATCCAATCCCAAAGTAAGAAGTCATTTTTTCTACTAATTCCTTATTGGGTTGTTTCTTTTTTGTCTTAATATATTTAAAAAAGGCTTTTCTTCTTGGTAACATCTCTTTATAAAAATTATATATTTGTTTTTTATTATTTGGCATTAAACTTTGCGCATAATCAGCAAGTTCAACGTAATATACGTTCATACTTATGAATCTATGGACCATATATGAGTTAAAATTCTCCCAGTCTTTATCAGCAAATTCCTCAGCGGGTGTTTTATGGAGGGTTATCTCATTTAACCAATCAAAGATGTTTTTCGTTCTTGGATTTTTCATAAGCTTCTTTCAGTGTTATTCCTTCTTCCCTAGGTCTAAAACCAACCAATACTCCCTCTTCATTTAAATATAAATTATCTTCTGATTCTTTAAACCAACAATCTGGGTGGTAATGAGCCCACCAACCATTGAATAATAGTTGGGTTTTCATGTTAATTTTTCTTATTCCTTTTCCTAGCATTAAATCCCTATTTCTTTATATTCTTCTCTCAATTCTGAGGGGATTGATTCTAATATAATTTTTTTAGTTTCCATATCATAAAAAACAGGAATTGGTAAAAGAGCATCTTCATCTCCTCCTGTTATAAATTTGGATACTTTTCTTATTACAAAAGCTTGTCCAAATAATTGACCTCCATCAAATCCTTCGATTGCAGTGGTGTTTTTAAAGTCAATGTTCATTTGCGGTGTTTGTCCGTTTTTCATATTACTTGTGGTTTTTTTATTTCTATTATTTTTGCTAATGCGCTTGCTATATTAATTTCTTTATCTATTCTAAAATTTGAATGGTATTGATGTTCATTTAAAATCATTGCTACACTGCCTTCTCTACCTGGAGCATAAATATGAGCTTTATTAAAAAGTTCCCTGTACAATCCCTCAAAGTCTTTAACTCCTGAATCTGCTATGATTTGTCTTAATGTTCTAAAATTGGTGTTTTTATTTTTTAGTTCTTTAAGTATTTCAATAATGTAATTGTTAGCAACTAAAACTGATTTGTCTAATTCTAATTTACGGCTTCTATTGTTTCCCCTAATACCATCCTTAATTGATAATTGAATAGTATTTAACATCTTTCGTATATCCGGATAATGGGTTTTAATGATGCTAGCTAATTCCTCATTTTCATGTACTATTTTTTCTTTATTTAAAATATCTTTAAGATGACCAAATATTTTTAATTTATTAGGTGGTACTATTTTAAGGACCTGACATCTTGATTGTAATGGGTCTATTATTCTCTCTATAAAATTACACGTCATAATAAAACGTGTAGTTCTAGAAAATGTTTCAATTACATTTCTTAATGATGCTTGTGCTTGGATTGTGAGAAAATCAGCTTCATCTAATATTACTACTTTTAAAGAACTAAAAGACATTGTTGAGGCAAAACCAGATACTTTATCCCTTATTGTTTCTATACCTCTTTCATCACTCGCATTTATATAAAGGTGAGAACAATCTAGGTTATTAACTAATAATTTAGCTAATGTTGTTTTCCCTGTACCTGCGGGACCATAAAAAATGAAATTTTGTATATCATTTTGGTCTATGTAGGTTTGAAGTTTTGTTTTAATTTGTTCATTCCCCACATATTCCTCTAATGTTTTTGAACGATAACGTTCAACTAATAATGAGTGATCTTTCATAACTTAAATATACGAACCTTTATTGGATATTCCAAATTAATATTCATCTCCATAGATGTTATATCTTTTAACTGGTTCGGGTTTTATTTCTTCTTCAGAAGTTTTAATAGCGTATAATTTACTGTCTAAGGGGGCTAATCTATATTCACCCTTAAATCCAGTAGTATTTAAATATGCTTCTAAAGCATCTGTTAGGGTTTTGTGAATTACCTTTTTAGAGTCTTCTACTAGAACCCACCTGTCTCCAGGTGGAACTCTAGTAGCAATGACTTCGTTTTGTTCTACAACCTTTGTTTTCATATTACATCATTCCCATCATTGAAGGATCCATTCCTTGATCTTTTTTATCTTCAGGCTTATCCACAACTACTGCTTCTGTTAGTAAGATTGTACCTGCTACTGAAGCGGCATTTTGTAAAGCACTTCTTGTAACTTTTAAAGGATCAATTATTCCTGATTCTTTCATATTGGTTTCTTTATCTGTTTTGATATTATAACCACTCCATGGGTTATCGTTTCCTTCAAATTCATATGATAATATTTGAGCTTCAGTTTCTGTTTTACCTGCATTTGTTAAAATTTGTTCAAATGGTTTTTTACAAGCTTGTTGAACAATTGTTAATCCAAAATTATAATCAGGGTTTCCATTTTCCATTTGATAAAGTACATTATGGGAATAAAGTAAAGCCATTCCACCCCCAGGAACAATTCCTTCTTCAAGTGCGGCTTTTGTAGCGTGTAAAGCATCATCTACTCTGTCTTTCTTTTCCTTCATTTCTAATTCAGTGTTTCCACCTACATGAACTATAGCTACTCCACCTACAAATTTAGCCATTCTATCTTGTAATTTCTCAATTTCAAATGGTGTTTCAGCTTTTTCAATTTGATTAGCTAATTCTTCTACTCTTTGGTTTATTTCTTCTTCACTACCCTTACCATCAACAATAGTTGTTTTATCCTTTGATACTGTAGCTACTCTAGCTTCACCAAACCATTCCCAACTAAATTTTTCAAGTTTCATTCCTTTTTCTTTGGTGAATACTTGACCACCAGTTAGAGTTGCAATATCTTCTAAAATTAGTTTTTTTCTATCACCAAATTCAGGGGCTTTAACAGCACATACTTTTAATGTACCTCTCATTTTGTTTACAATAAGAGTAGCTAATGCTTCATTATCAATATCATCAGCAATAATTAAAAGTGATTTATTTGTGTTTGATACACCTTCTAAAATAGGTAATAAATCTTTTACTTGGGTAAATTTATGATCTGCTATTAAGACATAAGTATCATTTAAAGTAGCAGTCATTGTGTTGTTATTTGTAACAAAATATGGTGATTTATAACCTCTATCAAATTGCATTCCTTCAACAGTTTCTAAATATGTTTCCCCTGTTTGAGATTCTTCAATATGAACAACTCCATCTTTTCCAACTTTTTCCATTGCTCTAGAAATAAGTTTTCCTACTGTTTCATCGTTATTTGCAGAAATAGTGGCAATTTGTTCTAATTGTTCTTGGGAAGCTATTTCTTCAGAATTTTTATTCAATTCTTTAATGATTGCACTCACCCCACTATCAATACCCTTTTTAATGTCTACTGCATTTGCACCATCATTTAATTTTTTAAGACCCATGTTAATCATTTCTCTAGCTAACAAGGTAGCTGTTGTTGTACCATCACCTGCATTATCAGCAGTTTTGATAGCAGCTTGTTTTAACATTTGAACTCCTAGTTCTTCAATTGGGTCCTCTAAACTAATACTCTTTGCTACTGTTACTCCATCTTTTGTGGATTGTGGATAATCATTTGGTTTAGAAATAACAACATTTCTACCATTTGGTCCTAAGGTTGCTACAACGGCATCTGCCATTTTATCAACTCCTTCTGTTAGTTTTTTTCTGGCTTCAGGGCCAATTTCTATAATTTTACTCATTGTTTAATAATTGTTTTTCTTCGTTTGTAACTTCAGTTTGTTCTAAAACTTCTTCAATTGTAGTAGTTTGTTTTACTTTAGCTAAAATTTGTTGTTCTTGCCCAATATAATAATCTTCTCCTTTATGTTCAAGTTTTGTAAATCCCATTGTTGGTAAAATTACAAGGTCTCCAATTTTAATTTCGGTCTCAACAAAACCCACTCCAGCAACCTGCCTTCCTGGTCCTACTGCTACAACTGTCCCATGTTCATTTCTATCTTTCCCTAAATCAGGGACTACAATAGAGCCATAAGTTGCTTCTTCCTCTTCTATAGGTTTAACAATTACGGCATCAAATAATGCTTCTAATTCCATTTAATAATTTTTTATGTTTGGATTAATATAATAACTCTTTTTCAATAAGCAAAACTCAGGTGCAAAAGTTTTATTTTATTGTTATTGTTTTTGGTTTTGTAACTACGTGTGGTGAATAAGGGACTGTAATGTTTAACAATCCATTTTCCATTTTAGCATCAACTTCAGATAAATTAAATCTATTGTTTACTTTATACCCAAAGTTAAATGATCTTTTAGCTATTCCTGAATAGTGATAATCCCTGTTTGTTGGTTCATCATTTTCTTTTTCATAACTAACTCTTAAAATGTCTCCTTCAATATTGATTGAGACATCTTCTTTTGTCAACCCTGTACAAGCAACTTCTAAATGAAGGCCATCACTGTCTTCATAAACATCAACTGGATGTTTTAGTTTAACTGAGTGTAAAGGGTGGAAAGGTGTTTCTGTATCGAAAAAATTTCTGACAAGTATGTCAAATGGTGATGTGATTCTTGGCGCTAGGCCGTTTTCTATTTCTTTTAAATAAGTCATAATTCTTAAATTTATGTTGTTAAATACTTAGCTCCCATTTTGGTGAGCTGCTTTTTGCACCTAAGTTTGCAGATATAAATACGTTAATTTTAAAAAGGCATATCTTCTTTTCTAACTATATAATAATTACTATTAACTGTTTCTTTTTCAAAACTTAAATTCATTAAACCCCCCGAAAATAGTCTTAAATATCCTATATCAGCATCTTTATTTGCATTTAATATGCTTTTAAAGGTATTTGAGTCAAAGGGAATACTTGGTAAATCTTCTTTTATTTCACCTCTTTTTTGATAAACTATTTTATCACTATAAGTATCTCCTTCCCCAAATGTAAAATTGCATATAGGATTATTATCTAAATCCTCCCCAGTTTCTAATCTTAATAAGGATGAATCAGATAGAGCAGACCTTGCTCTGACTAAATTAGTTATATCTTCAGGATCTAAAGTTAAAGTAACTTCATATTCATAATCCTTTACCTTTTTAGGAGATGGGATCAATAGTGGGTCTGATAGTGAAAATTCCAGATTAAAACTTTCATCTGAAATTCTTAACTTAGTGACTAGTTCCTTTTGTTTTACTAATTCTAAAAGTAATTCACCATTAGTAATTGAAGTTAGATTCTTTAGTTTGTGGGTATTAAATATTGCTAATTCAACGTCTTCAAGTTCAAAATCTGAACAGGTAACTTCACCTATTATATCTCCATTAGGGGACATAAATTTAATTGATAACGTGTTATCTTTAATAACCCATTTAACTGATTCATTTATCCCTAAATAATATTTGGATATTAATGATTGTAATAATAATTTTTGTATCATACGAAAAACTTTTCTTTATAACTGTTTAATTTTAATGACCATCCTAGGTCAGTATAAAAACCTTCTAATTTGTTAAGTAATATACTATCAAATATTTTTTGCCTATCAGCATATTCCTCTATAAATGTAAGTATCTTTTCTGGAATATCAAAAGGTAAAAAAGCAAGAGCTTCAATTCGATATCTGTTTGGTTTTAAGTAAATCCATTTAATTTTATCTCCTTGGGCTATGTAACTGTGTTTTTTATCTAACCTCCAAAACCTAATTAAATCATTATACACGATTGCTGCTTTAACAGGTGCAGGAGCCCCCTTTATAATTTTTGAAAACATTTCTCCTGCTCTAGCCTGTCTTCCTGTGTATTTACTTAATGTTTTTACTGCTGTGGGGTTGCCTAATTCAATTAAGGGTATAGAACCATCTAATAATTGGGTTCTATATTTTTTAATTCTTTCATTTATTTCTTCTTGGGATGCTCCTTTTAGAACATCAACTAAAACCTCTTTAAAAAATTTACCTAATATAGGAGGAAAATTAGCTTTTTTATATTCTAATCCCTTTATATCTAATGTTTCTTTTTCTACTCCCTCTTGTTTTGTAATCCATTGAGCATATCTTCTAGTGGCTCTAAAATAAGCGGATCTTATTACACATTCAGTTTTCATTTCTAACCAATGGTCTTTTTTTCTATCTTCAAACCAAGGGAATTTATAAACATTAAAGACATCTTTAGCTAAAACATCATAATGCTCTGTAATAAGATCCTGGTATTCTAAAGCTACAACTTCTAAAGCAGTATCTTTTTCTTTTTCAGCCATTTCATCAAAATTGGGATGACGATGTCTTAATAAAGGTTCAGCATGAAAATAATTACTATCTGTGTCAACATAGGCACAATAGTTTTCATCCTCAGGATCACATATCCACCAGGGTGTATCTTCTAAATGTTTCATTCCTCTGGGTTGTATAGATTATATTTTAGGGTTAATTCTTCTCCTACCTTAATATCTTTTTTAGATATCAAAAATAGGGATTTTAGTTTGTTTCTAAATTTAGAATCAAATAATTCACAATTAGGATCTTCACTATGGTTTATGAAACCCCCTAAAGGAGTCCTAATATAGTTGTCAGGGTGACCTTCACTGTAAAAATGGGTAAATCCAATATAATCTCCCTTATCAATGTCTTCTGTTGCAAATAATCCTAATCCTTCTATCTTCGATTCTTTGATAGTTAAATTATCAGGTAGTGGTCTATAGTTTTCTTGTTTCATTCCCAGTCTTCAGGTTTTTTTAATATTGTGGGTTTTTCATAATCCCCTCTACTATTTCTTATTTTATATTCTGATTTTCTAATTTCATAAAGATTTCCTTGGATCTTTATTTTTCCTCCTTGTTGGAGCATTTTTCTAAAACGTTGTTCTTCTGCTTCTGTAAATTCTTCAGATATTTCCAACATTTCATCTTTTTCAAGTAACTCCCCATTTAAATAAATAGAATGTTCTTTTCTAATTGATTGTTTACTTAACATAATTCCCCCTTTATTTCTTTGTTCATACTTCTATTAGCACATAAAGCGCTTTCTTGTATTATTCGTTGACCTGTTAAAGTAATAGATTTTGATAATGTTCTATTACCATATCTAAAACTTGATAAAGCTGTAGCACCATATAAACTATTTAATAAAATTTTCATTGTATATTGTTTCATATGGAATTTAGCTCCTAACCCATTATCTTTAGCTTTATATGCTTTTTTCATTTCGTTTTTATAAAAAACTCTCTCATAAAACCATTTAGCTAGTATTGTTGATAATACTGATTGCCTGTCTGTAGAATACATTGTACCATTTGCTGAAATGGTCCATTTGTTCGATTTAATAAAATTTATTAACTGGCCCACTGTTATTTCTGCTCTTTTATTTTTATTATTTTTAATTATAAGGGATTTTTTAGGATCCATTTTTATTAAATCATTTAATCCTAAACGACTATTTCTATCATCAGAATCTATTATATAACCCATTAATGTTTCTTTACCAATGTTTAAAGACATTATAATGCAAGGATATAGTGATGTTAAATCTTCATCAAATACATAATTGTAAATACCTGCTTTAGGACAAAATAAATAACCACCTGCATAACTATCAGCATAAGTAATGTGTGGATCCTTATTAGGTGGAACTATTCCTTTACCTAATAAATAAGCTGAAATTGCACCATCTTGAGTGACTGTATTAGCATAAATTTCATGGTATGAATGTTTTCCTTTATGGGCTAAGTTTTTAGTTAAAGATAAATATTCTAATTTTTTATCTAACTCAACTAATATTTTAACATCCATAAAGTTGTATTGAATAAATTTCTGTATATCAGTTTCAAATAAAGTATCTAAATTTCCATCATACTCAATTTTATTTATTCCTGCATATTTCTCTCCAATAGCATCTAATTTCCAACTTGGTTCATCTGCCCAACTATATTTTTTATGCATTCTCATATAATCAAGAGATGATATTCCCTTTAAATCAATTTCTTGAAAATTTTTCCCTCTAATATTGTTATTATGTCTAGTAAGACTTGAAGTTACTTTTCCAATAGGGGACATTTCATCAGCAATATCTTTTCCTAATACTTTACAAATTCTATAATAAAGATAAGGTATATCAAAATAATCCGAGTTATAACCTATTAAAATATCAGGTTGGATTTCTTTTAATTTATCAACCCATTTATATAAAAGATCAGATTCATGTTGTACAGGAATGATTTCTTTATTTTTTGCTTTAGTATGTTTTAGTTGGTTTTTAGTATCTAAAATTAAAATCCCCCATTGGTCCGCTTGTTTGTCATACCAAGCTATAGATGTAACCATTTTAGGAGCTTCCCTAATACCTTCTTCTGAGAGGGAATCTAACATTTCAGTTTCAATATCAAAAAATACCTCACTGTGGGTAGTTGAGGGTTCATCATTAGTTCCATACTTTTCAATTAGGAATTTTTGATGGGCTTTCATATCCGCAAAATGGATGCCTTTTTCATTTTCTGAATCAGGACCATAAGGGTTATAATAATACTTTGTTGTTTTTCTTAAAGGTTGACCATTTAGGCCTATATGAGTTGCGTCAGCTTCATGACATTCCTTATAAGCGGGATTAACCCATTTTGTTTGGGAATATCCTGAATCTGTCCATAAGTGAATTGTGTGAGTGTTTTTTTCTCCTCTAACAGGTTCTGCAACTATGTTTTTATACATTCTTTATTTCCTCTTCTGTAAAAAAATGATGTAAATTAGGTCTAAAATAATTAATACTTTTCAAAACCTTTTTATCTCTACTTCTATAAACAATATAATAATCCCCTACTTTTTGAAAGTGGGTTTTTTCACCTATTCGTTGTTCTTCGCTTTTACACGTTTCTATTGCTTCTTCTTCAGTTTTACAAGCTTTAGACATATTTGAGGCCTGTACTTCTTGATAAGCATGCCAAATTTTATCCTTTAATCCATGTAACATGGTCCCATTTCCAAGAGAAACATAAGTAATATCACATAAAGCATCTAATACTTCTACTATATCACCATTTTCACAAGCAGTTTTATATTCTTCTAATTCTTCTAGAATAAAATCATATACAAACATCCATTCCTTTTTTTCAGGGATTGTGGGTTTGTAGTTATTGGGTTTACCAAAAGTTTGATTGAATTCTTCTACTTCATCTACAAAAGGGATAAAACGTTCTTTAATATTTTCTTCAAAAGGTATTTCTAATTGCATAATCTTTATTTTTATCTGTAAGCATCTAATCCGTATCCAATCATATGCATTACTTCTTGTTTAGCTGTTTTTTCATGTTCCGAAAATACACCACTTACTTCTGATGTAATCATACTTGCTCCCATATGTTTAACTCCTCTACAAGAAACACAATTATGGGTTGCTTGCATAACTACCATTACTCCCACATTTTTTTCTACTACTTTATTAACTGCATTGTGTATAGCCATTGTTAATTGTTCTTGAATAGCTCCCCTTCTACCAAAATGATCTACTATTCTGTTTAATTTAGATAATCCAATTACCCTACCATCTTCTCCAGGTATATAAGCAATATGACATTTTCCTAAAATTGTTTGGTGGTGGTGTGAACATTGTGATACTACGGGTATGTCCTTTTCTAAAACAATTCCTTGATAACCATCTGATGGAAATGATGTTACACCTGATAGTTCATTGTATCTACCTGCCCATAAATCATTAACATAGGCTTTAGCTACTCTTTTTGGGGTTTCCATTGAATTTGGGTCATTCTGCCAATCACATTTTAGTGCTGTAAGGAATTTACCATAATGAATAGCTGCTTCATCTATCATTGCTTGTTTTTCTTCTTCATTAAGAGGATGATCTGCTGCTACCCCATTAGCAAAACCTTCCTTAACACATTCAATATCAGTGTGGTATTTTCTTCTTTTGTTTTCTTCGCTCATTTAATAATTAATTTTTAGGTAAATATAATAATTTTTTTAATAGAATCCAAATTAAACTTCATAAATAGTATTGTAATTTCTACATAACCCTTTATCATCATCCAAACCATAACCTACTACCCATTCATCCTTTATTTCTAAAACATTATAACAAGGATATTCTAAATCAAAAGTAGGGGATGATTCTCTTTTTAATAAGGTAACAATATTTAAGGATTTAGGTTTTTTAACTCTTAAATAGTCAACAACTGCTTTCATTGTATTACCAGTATCAAAAATATCATCAATTATATAAACGTGTTTTCCCTTTATAGGAGTTTCTAAATCTTTTGTAATCTGAAGGTCCCCTTGTTTTCTTTTAGAAGCATAAGATTTTACTCTCATAAAACCACATTCTAAATCTATGGGCATTGCTCTTACAAAATCAGTAAAAAACATAAAACCACCATTTAATATACAAACTGCTACCACAGGTGTTTTGCTATCTCTATGGTCATCAGACAGTTGTTTTGCTAAGATTTTAATTTTAATTTGTAATTCTTGTGGATCAATCAGTTGTTTCATTTTTTATAAATTCTTCTAATTTTTCTAATAAATCTAATACTTCATCTGGTTCCATTGTTATAGCACAGCAAGTATGGACATTTTCTTTTACTTCTTCTAATATTTCTAATGCTTCTTCTCTAGACACCTCTTTCTGTATCGTAAGCAATAATATGATCTCTACCTGTCATATTGTATCCTTTTTCAGCACACATTTCAAATACTAAGGGATACATTTTAATTAATTCTTCTCTTGTATCTCCTGCGGGCATTATAAATGTTTTATTTTTAGGGATACTTAATCCTCTTCTAAATTCTTCTATTTCATTTAAATTTTCTTCTGTGCCATCCCACACTGGTTTAAAATGATAATCTTTATGGTATTGAAGTGTTTTTTCTATGGCTTCAATGTTTAATCTAAATTTATTGTGTTGTTTGATCATTCTTTCATCTACATCAACTCCTTTAGGTGTCTTGGTTCCTAATTGTGGAATTGTATTTGAGAATTTTGGTGATAAAGAAATTAAATCAATTGGATAATCAGTTTCTAAAAAATGAGAACCCTCAGTTTCAATTGTAACAAATATATCTCTTTTTTTAGCAAAATGTGTTATTTCATTTACTAATGCTTTATGCATTGTTGGAGAACCGCCTGTTAACATCATTTCTTCTACATGAGGATTTTCATCATATATTTTTATAATATCATTAAAACAAAATGTTCCTTTTTCTGGATGGATACTTGTATACCAACTATCACACCATCCACCTTCTCCAAAATAACATCTATGAGTACAGCCGGTTGTTCTGACTGCTATTGTGGGTCGACCAAATCTGCTACCTTCTGATTGAACACACCGGTATACCTCACAAATGGGTAATACTTTAGTATAATCTTCTATTCGTTTTAATACCCCTGGAGTAGACTCAAATGGTTTGTTTCTGTCAGTATCATAATAATATTTATTTCTTTTTATTCCTTCCATTAATTTTGTATCGTGCATTTTTTCTTTCTTCTTTACGTTTAATTCTGTTTATTTTTTTATCTAATTTATGTAATTTTCTATGTAGAATCATTGCAGATTCATAATCTTCCAAATCTAAAGCAATATCTATTTTTCTATCTATTTCACTTCTTTCAAGAGTTAAAAACATTTTTCTAGTAACTCCATAGTTTTTAGACCTAAATCTTGTATGTCTACCAAAAAAGAACCCAGTTATTAAGGAGATTATTACTGCTAATAATATTTTCATTATTTATAGATTGAAGAGTTTTTATCGTTTTCAAAACATTCCACCTTTACAACCTTACATCTTCCAGCATCAGTTTTGGATAAAACATCATTAAAATGATCATAAACTAATTTAGCACAAGATTCAGCTCCCATTTTCTCTAAAAAATGTACTTTAGCTAATCCCATTTGTCCCATTTGTTCAAATATGTCATAATATGGATCATCTTTTTGAATTAATAAGGTATGATCCCACATATCATTCATCCAAGATTTTAAACCATTTCCTACAGGTGCATCTTTAAATCCACCATAATCTACAATCCAATTCATGTCATCTAATCCCATATTTTCATCAAATGGTGTGTTAGATTCAAACCATACTTTAAATTTTAAAGCATATCCATGTAATAACTGACAATGTGAGTGTTGTGCTTTCCATTGTCTAATTGCAACTGAGTAGTTGTCAAATATTTTTGTTGATTGAAATTTTCCCATTATACTAATTCTTCTACTATTCCTATAAATTCACTAAATACTAAAATACCTGCTGCTAATACTAAATCAAAAGGTATTATTATATAACCAAGTATTCTAATCCCTGATTTAATAAAACTTATTATTTGGTGTTTTTTTGCGTCTGGATATTTCATATTAATCTCTTCCTTTATCTGCTGCCCAATCATATAATAATTGTTCTGCGTGTTGTTTTGCTGTTTCCCAATCTACTGGTCCTGTTTCATCAGCATATTCTACAGGATCAGGTCTTCCTAATTTTATAAATGCTTCTATTCTTTCTACTGATGAAGCTGATTTGTAATCAGAGTACCATTTGTATTCTGGTTTTGTAGGGATAAAATCAGTATCATATTTTAAAGTGTGGTTTCCTGTGGGGTGTTGAATTGGTTTATAACTTGTGTTTGTTCTTTTATAAACTTCATCAAAATCAACTCCTAACAATTTACAACATTGTTCTCCATCTTTTAAAATGTCAAATTTATCTCCATCTAAATAAGGTGTATAAGATGATACTCTTTGAGCTTCCCAATTACCTTCACAAAATGCTTTATAATCAGCATCTCTAAATTCTTGCCTACAATCAGGATAAATTGCATGATCACCCGCATGAATACCCATTGCTATTTTAACAGGTGATTCTGTTTCATTAGCAATTGATAATGCTACTGATTGTATAATTGAAGAAAATATTTTATTTCTATTAGGTACTACAGTTGCTTTCATATTATCTTCTTCATAATGACCTTCAGGTACTTCATCTCCTCCTTCTACTAAAGCTGAGTTTAATAACTGAGATAAACCATCTAATTTTATGGTTTGGTAGGTAATTGGATGAAAAATATGTTTATTACCTGTTACTTCGTCATATTCTTCAGAATTACTATTTAAGTAATCTACTAATTCTTGTGCTCTTTCTAATTCAACTCTATGTTTTTGTCCATAATCAAAACTAAGAGCTGTTACTTTATAATCATTTGCCAATAGGTGAAGTAATAGTGTACTACTATCCATTCCACCACTTAAACTTAATACTGCTTGTTTCATTTATTTATTTTTTAAAAAGGTAAATCATCCAATTCATCTGGTTCTGGGGAGAAATTTTCCTCCATTTGGTTATCAAAATATTCATTTAAAAACTTTGTAGTATAACAAAATACTTCTCCCTTATAACCTCCTTGTTCAATATACTGTGTTACATATTCTTGTTTGGCTTTAATTGCCACTTTATTTATTTTCTCTCCTAAGTCTGGCCCTGCTGGGTAACCTAAATATTCATATAATGAATAATATTCTGTTCCATTTTTAGTTTGCATAATTATTTATTTTATAAATTCTTTAAATTTTTCTACATTGTGTAATACTATATCCCAATTTTTAGCTTCACCTTCAAATTTGTCAACTTTATGTGGTAATTTTTCTTCTAAACCATAGTCCTCATATTTTACTCCTGCTAAACCATGAATAACTGGATTTGAAGTATCTATTGTTTCTATAAAAGGCATATCTTTATACCAACTAAATTCTTGTGGTATATTACATCCTAATAAATGAATACTATCATAATCCGAAATTAAACCCTTTTCATAAAAATCCTTAATAGTGTTAAATCTCCCATGAGCTTTAGTTACCCATTTATTATTTTTATCAGGAGTAGTACTTAACCCTTCATCATAATACCAATCAGCACCATAACTAAAAGCAATTTTTTTATAACCTTGCATTTTTAAAATGTGGTAACATTCATATGCTTCTGATTTATTATTGGCTTGAACTACTGCTACTGGGGTTGTTTCTTCAGGATATTCTCTTCGAATCCATTCTTTAGCTGCAACTAAAGTAGCTGTTTTATCTTGCCAATAATCTGGGGCTATAAATTCATTAGGTTTGAAATAATTCATCCAATGCCATAATCTATCAGCATCATAAGGTTCTCCTAATTCATGTAAGGAATTATCCATTATAACATAACGACCCATTTCTTTAGATCGTTGGAAATATTCCTTATATTCCTTACTTTCATCTAAAAGATGAGGTAAACAGTAATCATAATCGTTAAAAGCCCTGCTTTGTTTTAAATATGGAATTGGGACTTCATGTGATACCTTCATTTATTTTTAATTTTATATTTGGGTAAATATAATATTCTTCATTAGTGGAGCCAAATGTTTTTTCAAAAGTCTTTAAAAAATAATTAAGTTGGTACATCTGTTGAATAAGTAGCTCCATTTATTGTTCCGTTATTGCTACCTGCTGAATCTATAGCAGTTGTACCTGATCCCTCTTCGAATTGCCACCAACCTAATGGGGATAGACTTGATAAGTCTCCAGGAGTTCCCCCGTTATAAATAGTTGACATATTTGATGATTGATCAGAGTTCCAAATTGCTAAATCATCCAAATTACCGTCTAAGTAATATACTGTACCACCAACATCTGCACCTATTGAATCCATTGTAAATCCACCCGCTCCACTTGTACCTAAATCTGCAAAGGATGCTCCATCAACCCACCAAGTAAGAGTAGAACCTGTTTTAGTAATTGCTAAATGATGCCAATTTCCTGTTCCAAATATTTGTGGCACACCACCTGAATTAGCCACTAATATAGATGTATGTCCGTTTACTTTTGCATATATAACCTCATTAAGGTTGTAATAAATAAAATTATTTGCATCTCCATATACAAAAGCACCATTTGGGTCGCCACTTCCTAAATTTACGGCTTTAAGCCATATTGAAACTGTTAAATCGTTTCCGCTTGTTGTAAAACTTGAGACCGTTACAGAATCGTCTATCCCATCAAAATTTAATGAATAAATATCTGCAAATGACGAGCCAGCAGGAATCTCAGGTATTCCTCGAGTACCTGCTCCTCTTAGCATTGATGGTGTGTAGGTGGTTGTTGCCATTATTTAATTTCTTTATGTTGGTACATCTGTTGAATAAGTAGCTCCATTAATAGTACCATTGTTTCCACCTGTTCCAGAATCTATAGCTGTTGTACCTGACCCTTCTTCGAATTGATACCAAGCCACAGGACTTAATGAAGTTAAATCACTCGGACCAGATGAAATTGTAGTTATTTGACTAGTTGTTAAAACACTATTAAATGCTGAAACTTCATCAATGTTACCTATAAAAAATTGGGTATTAGTTGGGTAATTGGTACATAAATATCTAAATTTAGTATCACCGCTAAAAGTACCACCTGAAGCAGTTGGTGAACCTTGGTCAACACCGTCCAAATATAATTTCGCAGTTGTTAAAGTATCTCTAACTATTATAATATTATGCCAATTTGTGTTTGCTATTGGTGTACTGCTCCATGCAAGATAACCACCTGCTATTCTAAAAAATACTCTTGGGTTTGGTGTGCTGAATTTTATAGCTAACAAATAATCAAATGAATATGAATTTTCACCTAATATTGTATAATTTTTTGCTGTTACTATTGCTGTTGCATCTGGTTTTATCCATAAACTAATAGTACTTGTTGTTCCTAAATTGTGTTGTGTTAAATCTACATAATCGTCTATTCCATCAAAATCCATTGAGTAGGTATTTTCATAAGATGACCCAGCAGGCACTTCAGGTACTCCCCGAGTACCTGCTCCTCTTAGCATTGATGGTGTGAATATTGTTGTTGCCATTAAGTAGTCAATATTAGAGTAAATTCACCTGTTCCTCTAAATATTGATTCTGAAACTGGAATTGATGATCCTGGTGTAAAATCAACAGATGAGGTGCCTTCAGGTATTACCATTCCCCAATGAAATCCTCCATTTACTGTTCCTACTCCATTTGTAACTCCGGTTGTCCAATATGCTACTATTGGGTTTGTAACTGAACTTGTTAAGTTTGAAAATGTTGAACCTGAAAAGTATGATATTTGAGCTGATGAAGTTGGAAAATATCCATCTGTTTCTCTTGGGATAAGTTCGTGAACAAAATATGCTGAGCCTGAAGGATTGTGGAAGGTATAATTAGCCATGTTTTATTATATGGCTATAAATATTATATAACTCCTAAAGCTTTAGCTCTTGTATAACCAACTATCCTACCATCATCCAAAGCGTATTTTCTTTTTGTTTTGGGAAGTAATTCTTGAGTCTGTTCAAAATCCAACATCCCTCTAGGATATTTAGTTTCTGTTTTGATTGGTCCATCTGTTCTAATTGATTTATCCCAATACCAAGTCATTACTGATCCATCATCATACTTAAATACTTGAGTGTATTTAATTATTTCTTCTTTTGGTTCTTCAACCGGTCTACCTCTTTTTGCCATTTACTTTATTTTCTAGTTGTTTAATATGTTTACATCTTCTATCTTTAGCTCTCCATGTTCCTGGACAACTACAATAATAATTTCCTGAATCAGGATAATATTTTGTTTTATATTCTCCCCCATTGGAACTGCTAGTATGAGTTTCTATTGTGGGTTCTGTTCTTTTTTCTTTTTTTGGTTTAATCCAAACTATATCATCAAATGTTGTTTCAGGATGAACTTTTATATTTCCAGGAATTATAAATTTTTCTCCATCTTTAACTTGCATTTGTGGTGCCATATAATCATGATGATACTCATACCTAAATCTTTGAACATTAACAAATTTACCTAACCCCCTTGGATTAAATGTAAATTGGGAAGAAGGACGATACATTATCCTAGTTCTTAGATTTCCGTATTTGTTTAAATTTTGGAATTTGAATAGTGCCATAATTAAAATCCTCTTTCACACATTAATTCATAAGCATCATGCTCAGCTTGTTCTTGAGCTAATATATCATAAGCTTCAGCTTCTGTGATGCAAATCTCTTCTTTACCATTCCAGGCAATTGCACATTCATCACCTGTTAATTCATCTGTAAAAAATCTTAATACTTTCATAACCTTTATTTTTTTTATTTACGCCGTAAATATACGAACCCTTCTTCAGGTATCCAAATATTTACGCGGGAAAATTAATAAGTTATTGTCTTATCATCATCATCCTTTTTTAATTGGTTGATTTCAGATTGTATTTTATTCACTTCTTCATTCCTTCTTTTTTCAATTAACCCACTATTTTGTGCTTTTTCTTTTTGTTTTTCTAACTCTCTAATCCTCCCCTCATTCTGTTTAACTTCTTTATTTTGTGGTTGTTTTTTTTCTTGTTTATTAACCACATTCCCCTCTTTAGTTTTTGTTTTTTGGTTTTCATCTATCCAGTTTTTTTTTGTGTATAACTTTTTTTCTTTGGGTTTTAATTTTTCAAAAGCAAAATTAGCAGCTATTACTAAACTAATAGCTAAAGGATCAAATACAAATATAATTATTAATAATAAGTAATTAATGATTCTATCCATAGATATTCCTGTTAATGCTGCTAGGTATTTTAAAGGACCTAACTCGCCCACAGTTCCATCTCCTATTCTTGTTTCTACTATTTCTGATTCTAAATTAAATACTTTAGTGTTTAATGAATCTACTTTAGTATTAATTTCTGTTTGTCTTGTTATTGCCTGGTCTAGTTGTTTCTCTAAAGCTCTTCGTGTTGAACCTGAAGTAGTTGTTATTACTTGACCTTCTGGGTTTGTATATTGGATTTTATTGGTTGATAATCCATTCCTTAGATCGGTTATAGAAGTATTTATTGAGGTTTTTTCTTCATTATAGACTTCTAATTGTTCTTTTACATTATCTCTTTTAGTTTCTAAAAGTTCAATTTGAGCAGTTATATTACTTTCTTTATGAGCTGTTTCTTGATAAGCAGCACTTAAAAACCCATAAATACCCATTGAAGTAATTAATATTAAAACAGTACAAGCTGTTATTAAATAACCTTTTAAAAGTATAGGTAAAGTTTTTCTATATTGGTAAAGTAGGGATGCTATAACTAATTTAGCTACTTCTAAGGATCCTGCCATTATAATTACTTCCCACTGAGCTCCAGCAAACAGTTTACTTAAACCACTTACTGAATAAAAAGCAGCAGAAGCACTAACTGACAGTGCAGAAATAGCTATCAGAAAGGGGAATATTCTTTCTGTTATTTTTTTAAACATTTTAAACTAATTTTTTCTCTTCTACCTCTTGTATCATTTGAAAATGAATCTTAGCAATTCGATCTCTTCCTTCTTCACTTAAAAGATACTTATGACAATTATCGTAGTTTGTCATAAAGAAGTTTTCACTAAGTATAGCGGGCATAACTGTTTTTCTTAATACCCAAAAATTTGCTTCTTTGTCTGAGTCTCCATCTCTAGTATCTTTTCTCATATACTCATCTGGAAATTCAGCACTGGATTTTTCAAATAAAATTTGGGCTATTTTATCTGATTTGGTTTCACCTTCTGAAGTATAGACTGACCATCCGTTTGCTTGTTCTTCACCAAAACCATTTGCATGAACAGAAACATAAATGCAAGGTTTACCATCTTTATCTCTTTGTTGGCGGTAAATATCGTTTGCTTTATCTGTTCTTTCAGATAAGGGAACATCTTCTTGAGTATCTACTAAATTAACACAATCAATTCCTTTATCATTACATAATTTCATTAATCTATCTACAATAGCTCTATTAAATTCTCCTTCATATAAAATAGAACCATCGGGCCATACAGGTGATCTTTTACCAGATGTTTGGTATACACCATCTATAATACCACCATGACCATTATCAAAAATCCATAAATAATTTGAATCTTTTTTTTCATTAACACTAACTTCAAAAGTTGTGTTACAATTAGGACAAGTTATTTCTTTCCCCATTATTTTTAGGTTTTGCAAATGCTTTAATAGTTGATACTCCTAACATTGTAGCTGAGAATATAAGCATTGAGTTAAATAAGTTTTCGTTTACTGTAAACCAATGGAAACCATCTCCTATAAAAGCAAGGCATACAAGTATACCTGAGATAATTCCTAGGGTTTTTTTAGATGAATATTTATCATCTCTTTTATCTTCTGTGAATATGTCGCTTACAAATTTCATTTTAATTTTTTCATTATTTTTATACTCTAAATGGTCCCAGGTCTTTAGTTAATTTATAAAATGTATCTCCTTCTTCACGACTTATAGTTCCAATACGTGTTCCAGGTTCTACTATCTCAGGTTTGGTTTTACTAAGAACTATTAAAAGATTCTTTTTAAATTCTTCAGGACTGCCCTCAATTGAATAATGATCACCTAAATAATCAATAATCATATTTGCTTTATACTCATTACTATAATCAGAAGGATAATTGAGTGCCTTTAATATCTCTTCATTATCTTCATCATCTAAAACATCAATACCCGATCTTTTCATTAATCGTGCAATATCTCCTAGTTTACTTTGGTTAATATCTTCATTTAATACTTTGGAGATTTCCTCTTTGATAATTTTTTTTAATTGCGATTTTTTCATTTTTATTTTTTTAAAGTACCAAGAAAATAATTTAATTCATTCAATGCACGATTTGCAATCTCACCCATTCTATTAGATTCCTCTGAATTCAACCCATATTCTCTTTTAATTTTTTCTCTTAATACATTATACCCATTAAGTATCTTATCTGTTGAACTATATACAGCTTTTACATCTATATCTTCATTTAATGTATTAGATATTTCTTCCTTAATCATTTTTCTTAATTCTGATTTTTTCATTTTATTTTTATTAATGCCCCCCAACTATAGGTGGTAATTTTTGGATCATATCCTGCTCTACTTAATGAAGTTCTTCCAATTTTTAAAGCATCGTAATAGTCTTGTTCTGAGTCATAGTCTTTTATTTGGACTTCTGCTACCCCATCATCACCAAATATAAACCCGGTTTCGGATTGTCTATACATTCCGTCTCCTATATTCTCTAAAGATTCAAAACTTTCATTTAGTACTTTAGATATTTCTTCTTTGATAATTTTTCTTAGTTCGGATTTTTTCATTTAAAAGTTTTTTTCATTTTTTAATTCTTTTTTAATGGAATTTATTAGTGATGATAAATATAATTTACCAAAATATTTTTCTTCTAAAACATATGCTATGGCAGTACCTAATGAAGTAGGTGATACACTATACTTGTCTACATTATCTGCTATAATTTGAGCCATTCTATAGGCATTTTCTTCCTCCATAGTAGCTCTAGCAGTTCTTGCAGTTTCATCACTAACTTCTTTTAAAATTTCTTCTTTGATTATTTTTTTTAGTTCTGATCTTTTCATTTTAACTAATGTTTGTTATAAATACTATTAACCATCACAAGACACACATTCTGCCATTCTTGAACCTAAATCACCTTTAATTACTGAATCCGTACGAAGATAATATAATGTTTTAATTCCAAGCTTCCAGGATTCCATATGTACTTGATTTATCCATTTAGGAGAATCAGTAGGGTCAAAACTTAAATTTAACGATTGAGTTTGGTCTATATATTTCTGACGGATGGCGGCTTGTTGAACTAATCCTAATTGATTAATTTCAGGAAATGTTAAAAATACTTCTTTCTCATCCTCCGATAGGATTTTACTTGGTAAGTTTTGAACTGATCCATTATCTACTAAAATTTGATCCCATACTTTTTCAGTATTGTATCCTTTTTCTTCTAAGACCTTAACTAATTCAGGGTTTTTAACTATAAAAGTACCTTTAGCCCCATTAAAAGTATAAACATTTGCCGGTTGTGGTTCAATTCCTGCTGAACAGCTGTTAATTCTAGAATTAGATACTGTGGGGGCAATAGCTAACAAATGTGTGTTTCTCATTCCTGTTCCTCTACACCATAATGGTTCACCATATTCTTCTGCTAATTGTCTAGAAGCAGATTCTGCTTTTAATTTTATTTGAGAAAACACTGTATGTGTCCAAGCTGTTGAAGATATAGAATTAAATGGTAAATCCTTTTGTTGTAAAAATGTATGCCAACCCATTACACCTAAACCTAATGCTCTACCCTTTTTAGCATGTCTATGAGTTCTAATCATAGATTCTTTACCATTTGTTTTTTGGATAAATTCTTCCATTACCCCATCTAAAAAGTAAACGGCAGTTTCAACTACATCTGTATCTTTCCATTCATCATACTTAGCCAAATTTAAACTAGATAAGCAACAAATAAATGAATGTTCTTCATCTGTATGGAGTGTAATCTCAGTACAAATATTTGTCATTGAAACATTAAGGTTATTCATTAGATAAGCCATTGGGTTATCCTTATTAACATTATCAGTATACATTATATAGGGTTCACCTGTTTCAACTCTTGATTTTAAAATTTCAAGCCACGTGTTCATAGCTTCAGTATCTCTATCATGAAGTTTTCTCATGAAATTGTCATCAATAGCTACACATTGATGTAAATTTAAACATTGTCTATTTGGATCTCCTTTAGGTCTTCTAATTTGAAGATATTCTTCTATATCCCCATGATTAATATTTAAATTAACTGATGCTGCTCCTCTTCTTACTGATCCTTGATTAGTAGCAATTATAGTTGAGTCATAAATTTTAGCCCAAGGAACTACACCTTCACTTTTACCATTTCCTCTAATAGGAGTTCCTCTTTCTCTAATTCTAGATAAACTAATTCCAACACCACCACCTTGGGAAGTTAATTTCATTAACTCAGCATTTGTTAAACCAATTCCTCGAATTGAATCAGGGGTATCAACCCCAAAACAAGAAATAGGTAAGCCTCTATCTGTCCCTGTATTTGATAAAACAGGAGAAGCTAATCCGATCCAACCATTCCAAATATATTTAAAAAATTTAGATTCTAAATCAGGTCTATTTAACCTAAAAGCAACTGCCCCTGCTACCCTACGATATGCTTTTTTAGGTGTTTCCCCAGGTAAAAGATATCCTTTTGAAATTGTAGATAAAGCTACTTCATCAAAAAATTCAGGGTAATCTTTACCCCTTTCCCACTGTGTATAATCTGCTATTAAATTTCCATCCATAAATTAAAAAATTGAGGCTGCATTCCATTCTAAATGACCTTTACTGTAGTTTGTTACTCTATTTGCAAAGAAATCTGTATGTTGTTTTCCAGCAGATAAATGGTCAAACCATTTCATATTATTAACTGAAGATCTATCTACATCTAAAATTATAGGATTGTATCCTAAATCTCCTAATTTTGTATTTACTCTATTTTTAATAAAATTTTGTAAATCATATTTTGAGCAACCTTCTAAGTCACCAAGTTCATAAACCTTTTCTATAAAATCAAGTTCTAATTGAAGAGAAAGTAAAGCTGCTTCATTTATTGCTGTTTCTAATTCGGGAGTTTTTAGGTTAGGGTTTTCTTTTACTAAAGTTCTAAATAACCAACACCCTGCTTCTGAATGTAATGATTCATCTCTTATTGACCATTCAACTATTTGCCCAACTCCTTTAAGTTTATTTCTCATTTTAAAAGAAAGTAAAACAGCGAATGAAGAAAATAAATTTACCCCTTCTGTAAATGCAGAAAATATAGCTAAAGATTTTGCTATCTCATGAGGATCAATTTCTCCATTAAAACTATCTCTAATATCCATTAAATTTTCAATCTTAGCCATAGTAGTTTCGTCTTCTAAAAACTCACTAAAATCATCTAATCCTAATTCCTCATTAAGTAAAGAATAAGCTTCTGCGTGTATTGTTTCCATAGCACCAAATGTTGTAGCCATAGCTATTACTTCCGGTTTTCGAAACCATTTTGTTACTAACCCTGTCCAATAATCATTTACTACTGTTTCTGTTTGGGCAAAACCTTTTAAAATAGAACCAATAATGTTTTTTTCGGTTTTATTTAAGTTTTGTTTCCAATCATTAATGTCTGACATCATTGGGACTTCAGTATGAATCCAATGTGCTTGTTGTTGTTTAAGCCAGTAATCAAAAGCCTTCGGGTATTCAAAAGGCTTATAGACTATTCTTTCCTTAAGTAGGTTAGTTTTTGCCATTTTAATTAAAATTTAAGTGTTAATAAAAAAATTCTTCGTAACCTCTTGATGAGCTAAGTGATCCTTATCCCAATTATCTATTTCTCCTGGACGTGATGGGGGTTGGTTTGTAACCAATTCATCATCTTCATCATAATCATGAACTTCAAAATGACCTGTTGATGTGTCTGCTTTTACCCCAAATGTTAATCCATCCATTCCGTATCTGTTTTTCATAACATGAAATCTTCCTGTTCCATTTACTTTATCTTTTGCTTTTCTTGATAGTGACAAACAAAAATCTGTAATCATTATTTTATCATAAGAACCAGCTGCTTTATCACCCTCAATGATATCATCTTTTGCACCTGCACGATTTACTTGAGAAACTGACCAAATTGGTAGGTTTAATTCTTTAGCTAATCCCTTAGTACTTGTATAAATATCATCAATTTCATACTTACGATCTACATTCTTTCTTTTTGATGATAATAAATCAACATAATCTATTAGAATTAAATCCGGTTTTACATCTCTGTCTATACACTTTCTTATATGAGATTCTACTGTATGAATACTTGCTCTTCCAGTGGGAAATTCTTTTATAACTAATTTTCCAGGAATTTGAGGAATTACTTCTTCTACTTTTTCTTTATGTTTTGTTAAATGGTCTACTGGAATTTGGGTAAAGAAAGCATCATATCTTAAACCAACATAATCTTCGCCTAATTCTAAAGTATAGTGTAGAACATTATAACCCATTCTTACTGCATATCCTCCTAGAGCAACTAAAGTCCAAGATTTTCCCCCTCCAGGATTACCAAATATTAGTCCAAAATCACCTCCACCTAATCCACCTTGTAATAGCTCATTTATTCTTCTCCAAGGTGTTGGGATTATTTTTCTGTTGTTTTCTCTATATCTAGTTTCAATATCTAAATTATATTCATGCCCTAAATTTTTATCTTGACCAGATTTTAAGGCATTTTCAATCATAAATTTAATGGAATCATAATCCCCTGCCTTTAATAAATCTACTGATGATAGTAGGGCTTGTTTTAATTGTTGATTTTTACAAAATGCCGAAAATTCTCCTTGAACATATTCTAAATCTTCATCACTTGTTATATAAGCTTCTCTTAATTGTTCTTTTATTGATAATTGTAAAACTTCATTTTCTACTTTTTTAACCTCTACCTTTAAAACATCAAGTGAGGGTGTAGTATGATACTTATCATAATACTTTAATATTTCTTGTATAATCCATTTATGGGCTTGGTTATTAAAATCATCTTCATTTAAAATATCATAAATGTTCGTTAAGAACTCTTTATGAGTTAAAAGTGAAGATAACACTTTAATTTGAAACCCTGGCCCGTATTCTTCTATTGATTTTAATGTCATAACTTATTTTTTGAAACTAATTTTATAAAATTTTCTCTTAACCAGAAATCTACATTTCTGATCATTCCTCCTAATTCATCTTCATTGTATAAATCTACAAACAATTTTGGATTATACGATAAATCTTTTGAATTCACAAATTCATTTAAATATTCTTTATCCTTTTCATCCATCATTGGATTACTCAAATCCATTATTTTGTAATTTTTTTCTAATTCATTTATTTCTTGAATTATCCTAGCATATATAATATGGTCTTTAAACTTTCTTTCACAAATATCCAAAACATCCTGCCATGAAACTTCCCACTTGTTTAATTCAGGAAATAATTTAAATAATTTTTTAGGACCTAAACCCTTTATTCCTTTTATTTTATCAGAACTATCACCCATAAGTGTTTTATAAATAATGAAATTTTCAGGAGGCATATTGTATTTTTCCTTAAAGGATTCATTAGTATAAAATTTCTTTTCCATAGGTCTATAAACAACAACTCTGTCATTTACCAATTGAAGAAAATCCTTATCGCTGGAGACTATGAATGCTTTATCACCGCGTTGTTTTAGCGCTTTATGACTTAAATACGCGATAATATCATCCGCTTCTACCTTATCTATTGATACTGTTTTAACAGGCAATGTTTTTAAATATTGTATAATTCTTATTATTTGATCTATTTTGGAATCATGTTCTTCATCCAAATTATCAAATACTTCCCAATTAGTAATTCTTTGAGTTTCCCTACCTGATTTATATTCAGGAACAAGATTTTTACGATTTAATGAAGAACCAGCCCCATCAAATACTACATATACTTGATGAGGTTGGATTTGTCTAATTAATGCTCCTAAGGATCTAAAGAAACCACCTAACCCCCCAATATGTACCCCTTTTGGGTTAACCATTTGTAACATGGCAAAGTTTCTAAAAAATAGATTTAACCCATCTATTAATAAGATCCTATCACCTTTAGGCATACTTGTATCATTCCCTTGATCATTGTTCAAGAGGTCTAGTAATTCTTTTTTTCTCATAGTCTATTCTGGTTCTTCAGTATAAGAGGAAATATCATTTACCTCATGATCTTCTTCTACAATTTGGAAATCACTTCCACCTAAAATACTCTTCCAAGCGGATGCATTAGCATTTTTGTATTCTTTAAGTTCCTTATCATTATCATTGATAAATCCATGTGGTGTCATAACTATTCTACCTCTTGTAGTAACTCCATTAATATGGTTTTTATCAATTTGTAAATTAACACGTTTAGCAAATTCCACCTGTTTTCCATCTTTAATTGCTTTAATTTTAGATGTACCAGCATTTGAAATATTACCAAATGTAACTACAAAGGTAGAGTCAAACCACATAGCAAATCCACCCTTATTCATTAATTTAGGTTTACCCATTGGTGATTCTGCTTTTGCAGTCCATACTTTGTTTATACAAACTAAAGTATTTGTATGTTTAGATGATTCTTTTCTAGATAATGTAATTCTTTGATTAACATTATTCCCAAATTGAGTTGACATTGCACCTGCATTCCATTCATTGTTGTTCTTATTAGATTTGAGAGACATTTCACAGGGTACTGATCCTATTGAATCCCATAAGAATAATAAATCATATGGTAAATTACCTCGTTTTTGTTCATCAATTAAATCTAAAATAAACATAGCTACATCTTCAATTGAATTGATAGTTTCCCTATCAACGTAAATAAAATTACCTTCGTAATTTACAATTTCACCTGTATCTGTATCAACAACTTCATCAACTTCTAATCCCATTTGTTTTGCGTGTTCCCAATTCCATTTCATTTCAGTAATAATGAAAATTGGAAGGATTTTTCTTTTTTGGGCTGAAACTGCGGCTTCTAGTAAAGCAGTTGTTTTACCTGTGTCAGAATGACCTCTTAATAAAACAATATGCCCCATTGGAATGCCAGGGATTGATGTAACGTCTTGAAATGCCTTAGAAAGTGGAATCCATTCTTGTTCTTTAAATTTGATATTTTGTTTAAGTCCCTTCTTTTCTTTGAAGGAACTTAAATCAAATTTAGATTTTATTTCTTTGGAGACTGCCTCCTGTAGAGATTTTCTTTTCGCCATATAACCTTATTTAAAATGGTAAACCATCATCATCATCATCAGCGAACATTTTATCAAATTCTGTTGCTTTGGATGTTGCTTTTTTCCCTTGATTTTCGAGATTAAAGTTATTTTCTTTTTCCTTTACCTCAGTAGTATCATTGTCAAATTCACTTATAGGTTCTGATGAAATGTCATCTTCTTCACCACTCTCTTCTTCAGAAATAAACTTTTGTAGTTCTTCCTTCAGTTTATCATAAGTGTATTTGAATCTTTCTTCTAATAATGAAGGTTGAGTAGCTAACCATTCTTTTACTTCCTTAGCATCTTTGCTTAAAGGAGTTTGTTTTGGTTTAGGTCTTAAACTTAATGAAAAACCAGGTCTATCAACAACTTTAGTAGCATTAACTACAAAGTCAAATCCAGCAGCTACATCAGTAAAATCTCCATAATCCTCATCATCAGCAATTGATAACAATTCCATGTAAAGTGTTTTACTGAATTCGAATAAACGAACACCCTTATCTTCTTCGCCTCTAACAATTACAGGGGCAAATACTCTCATTTTAGGGTATAACTTTTTAGCTAGTCTCCAGTTTTCAGGTTCAGATGTTTTTCTCAATTTTGCAGTAAAATCAACAATTGGGTCATCTTCTCCCCAATTAGTTAATGCCATAATAGGAAATTTTCCTACTCCGTAGTGCATCATAATTTCATGAAAAGGATCATTAGTAACTTCATGTGCCGAAGGAACAAATCTAATTTGATATTTCCCCTCTTGTTTAGGTTTCCAATAAATTAAGGTATAATCCTTTTTTTCTCTGTTTTGCGAGTTTGATTGCTTATTTAAGGTATTCAATCTCGACTTAATAGCATTTAAATCCATTTAGTAAGTTTTAATAATTAATTGTAATAAATATAATAAAAATTGATTTGGGGGCCAAATTATAATTCAATTATTTTATGAATTTTTGTATTTAGCTGTTTTAACTCATTATGTTGAGTTAATAAAACGCAGTTTTTATAGTGTTGCCAGTCTATGGGGAATTTAGTATCTACAACTCCACCATTCAGGCTTTTTATAAGTTCATTTAAAGCATTTATAGTGTACAAGGTGTTTGTTTCTTTTTTTCTATGAACTAAAATTGTATTATCAGGAATTTCTTGAACATTACCTTGATCCACATTATAAGTGATAACATATTCCTCATTGCTCTTAATATAAAGAACAAACATTTTATTATACATTATAGAATATTGGGAAGAAAGATCTTTTACTAACCCATCAACCCCTTCTAATGTTGTGAAGGTGCAAAATAATTTGTTATTCAAGTCTCCTATATTTAGCGGGTTTTCAAAATCGTATTTCTCCCTATAAATACTATCTGTGTTATTCAAAATCGTAGTTTGTTCCATGTTTAAGTTTTACTTTTAATCCATATCTTTTAAAGATATTCTTTATATCTTCTATTAAATATTCTTCATCATCTGCTAAATCAAATAAAAACGCATCATACGTGTATAATACCAATTTTGATTTTTTAAATATTATTCTTTTTAATATATGCCTCAATATACGAACATTAAGTGACGTCTCCAAATTTTGTAGCAGATAATTAAATAATTTTTGTGGGTTCATGTTATCTAATTTATCTTTTTCAAACCTGTATTTTGAAATCATACATTCAATATAACCATCATTGTTAAATTTTTCCCATAATTCATCTACATACTTTTGTACTTTTTGGAAAAATTCTAAGTCCTTATATTGTTTAAATACCCCACCATATAATTGTTTAAATGTTAATTCCTTAGCTTTTTTGTAATCAACCTTATACATTTTTGCAAAGGAAGCATGAATGTCATCAGTATCGAATTTATAATCAACAAGATGAGCAGCAAGAGTAGGATGATAGGCAGAAATATCAATCTCAACAAACTTATCATTATCTGGTATAAATGCTTTACGGCAGCCATTTTCTTTATTTAATGCTGCAAAGTTAATCCCTCCGAACCTATTTGAGGGTCTTGTTGTTGTGGTTCTAAAGTTATACTGTGTGTACACTTTATCCGTGCTACCACGATCGAAGTAGTCTTCGAAGAGTTGGGGATCCACTCGTATACCACTTTTCTCGATAAAGTGGAATAAAAATGGTATTGATTGGTTGTAAAATTTGTTGACAGGTTCATCTTTGTATTGTTTTAAATTATTATAATTTTTTTCACAAGCTTCATAATGTTTAACAAGAGGAATAATTCGATTAATGTCTAATTTACCCTTGTATCTCTTATAACTATTGAATAATTTGTGTGTTTGAGTTGTTTCTTTTTCATAACTAGGGGCAGATAAAGATAAATCAATTACCTCATTAGTCCACCAGTAAAAATGCCTAAATTCTTTTCTACCCCAAACATATAACTTATCGAATTTATTAATTGATTCTTCAATATACTCGCTGTTTAATGACATAGCTTCGCTATGGTCTAATGTTAAAATATATCCCTTGGTTGCTTCAAATGGTCTAATGTAAACTAAACTAACATCTGTAATTGTTGGATGTGTTTTATCAGAGTAGGGTATTACCTCTATATAAGCTTCCTTATAACCTTTTTTATTGAATTCGTTTAATTGTCTTTTGGTTTCTACTATATAGAACATATAGTGAATATAATGAGGAAAATTTAATTAGGCAAGGTATCTTTCAAAGTATAACCTAAAACCCCACCAATTATTATTCTTTTCAGTTAAAGATAATATCCTTGAATTGGTTGAAAAGGAAGATTGGGTATTTTCTAAATCCCAAGGGAGAAAAGCAACTTCATACAAATCAAAAGCCACTGTGGGATTTTTTTCTTTAAATTTTGTGTAAGTTTCTTTATTTATTTCCATATATTGAATTTCATTTATTTTTTTAGCAAAATACCTTCGATATTCTCCTACTCTTATATCTTCAGGGGTAGGAGTAGATTTGAATTGGGTAGGGATTGATCTTGGTGATGATGAATTAGGATCGGGATAAGATGTAATAAGGAAATTATTGGGTATTAAATCAATACCCCCTATAGGGTAGGGGGGAGTAGGATCATTTGTTATATAAAGATCTTCATCTTCTTTTAGGGAATAAACATTATTATCAGCTATAGGTAAATTATGAAATTCTTCTTTAAGAGGTAAAATAGGTATTAATTTTTCTTGGGTTAAAGATTCAAAATTTCTCCCAGCAAATATTTCTCCATTTGAAGTCTTATAATAATACCCTATATATTCTTTATCTGTGGAGAAGGATTTATATTCTTGTCCATTAGTGAAAAGATTTAGTGTTACTTGGGATTTAGGGTAATATTGGGGCATAGTTTATTAACTTGGGATTATAATTTCTTCAGTTCCATCTAAAGCAACTAATTCTGTTAAGGTGGTATTCTCATCAACCATAGTATAACCATTTAATCTAAAAAAGGATGCTATTGTACTAATATAACTATTGGTTCCTCGAGCTCCTGTTGAGTATATTTTTACAAATTCTTTAATCTTTCCAGTATAGGTAAATTCATAACCAGGGAGATAAGGATTATAACCTTCCCTTAATGCTACTTCTTCAGAAAAATAGGGTTTTATTTTTTTGGTTTTTCCTATGGGGTAAGATCTGGAGATTTTAATTTCTTTTCCTGATGGGTCAAATTTATTTGTACCCGTGGCTACACCATAAAGATAATCTAATTGCCAAACGATTCCATCTTTTAGAGAATCAAATGCCTTATTTGCCCCTGAATCTGTATTACCAATATTTGCGGGGTTATTAAATCTAAATGATCTTGTTCCATTTACACTATCCCCTCCCAATCCAGGTGGACCTGAACCCCTAGGATTTGCATGGAATCCTTCTTTGTTTACCATAATCATAGCTAATATTTTTAACCCTCTTGTTATTTTAGTACCTTGTGAGGTAGTTCCTGTAAGTGCTTTTAATTCGGGGATATAATATTTGAGAACATCTGAACCGAAACTTGATTTTTTATCATATTTTATTGTTTTATACTTATTACCTGGGTTCATCCATTCGGGGACGTCTGCTTCTCCTCTAACCCAATAATCCTCTGTATCCCAACCTGGGGGTTCAACAGGACCTTCATCAAGTTTAGTAATATCCCCCCCTTTGGCCAGTATTTCTTTTGTAGAATATGTTTTTATTTCTTTAATAT